AAAAACATTGTCTTTTTTTATTAAAAATTCACTTACAGCATTATTAATTTCTTTTTGAATTAAATCTGGAGCAGTATAAACTCTAGATTCATTTAATATTTCTAGTAACAAATTATTACTAAGTTCAACATTAACCATTTATATACTTATTATAACATTATAAAATATAGTATGCTAAATACGTAATTTTCTTAATAATATTAGAACCATAAAAAAAAATATTAGTGCTAATACAGAATATACAGAAAAAATTATATTACTTGAATATGAACTTTTTTTACTATCTTTTAATCTCTCTTCATATAACATAGTATTCTTTTTCAAATTATTAATATGATTGTCTGCATAACTTATTTCAGTAACTTTTCCTAAAGGGTCTACATATATCATGGTTTTTTATATTTTTACAATATTATTTATAAATAGTATTAGTAATATTACAAAAATAAAATAACTAAATAGTAATACTTCACTTATAATATTTGCATTGTATAAAATTAATAAAAATAGTGTAAATACCATAATAATAAATAAAAGTAAGTATATACTATTTATTGAAGTACTATTGGTAAATAGTGTACTTTGTTTACTATTTAATAAGTCTGTATTTTTATTTGTAGTAACAGAGTCGTTTATTAAATTAATAAACGATAAATCTCTCGGAGGTGTTAATAATATATTATTACTTATTTCATTATGGCTTAAAGCATGGTTCAATAAATCGGTAAATAATATATTTTTACTACTATCAAATACTCTAATATTAATAGCATTAATAGTATCTAAAATATTATTATATACACTAGTTTGTTGGTCTTGTAAATAGTCATAAAAATTTTGTTCATTAATATTTGTTAAATCTAAACTAGATGCTTTTTTATGTAAATAACTTATATATGATAAATCATCAATAATATATTCGGTTTCTTCTAAATATCTGTCAATATAGTGTAATCCGGCGTTATTATCTTTAAAATAATGCTTATTTACAAATCCATAACCATTATATACACCATAATCATTGCGTGGTAATATATTAGACTCACAATTTAAGGTTAAAGACAGGTCATATGAACCAGAAGTGTCATTAAATAATACACATTGTTTACTAGTTGAGTTACTTAAATCTTTTAATAAAAATATTTCACAATTTCCTTGTTCACACAATAATTCACACTCAGAATTTGTTGAAACATTGTATATTTGTGATAGTTTTGAAGGTCTAATATCATAAAAATGTGTTTTTCTATTTTTACATATATCTACATATTTTTCAACATCAAAACCTTCTATTTTATTATATGCAAATTCTTTTGAGTTATAATAAAAGAAACCCATTAAATATATGTTCAAAGCAATTATAATAATAATAATAAAAGTATACAATATTTTTTTTATATTAAGATTAACATTAGCATTAGCACCTCGATTAAATTTATTATTATATTTACTTTTCATTTATACTTAATATGTTAATATATTTTATTTAATTACTTAAAATATATTAACATACAAAATATATTAACATACAAAATATATTAACATACAAAATATATTAACATAATGAAATTATAACATATTAGTAATATACATTCTATAAAAAATATAAACAATTATGATTCCTAAACAATATATTAAATATATTGATGATTTATTATAGACACTATATGTAAGTAATAATATTAGTATTATTACAAATAAAAAATCTATTAATTTTGATACAAAGTTATTAACATTACTCTTCTTAATAGCCTCATTATTTTCACCATTAGAACTATTAGAACTATTAGAACTATTAGATTCTAAATTAGTCTTACTTAAATTAGAACAATTACATTTTTCATTTGGTTTACATTTACATTCAATTTTACTACAATTTCCATTAATACATCCTAAATAGTCTATTGAGTCAACAACAGACATGTAATAACTGGAATCATTATTTGTTTGTGTTTTTTCCAATAATAATTTGTTAGTCGTTAAAGAATTGTTTTGATGAATATCAAAAAATAATTCTTCTTCACTTATAGAACTCAATTCTGTATTATTCATAATAGTATTAATTAATATAATAAAATATTATATTAAATTATTTCTTTCATTTTGAATATTATAAATAATAAATAATAAATAATATTCAAAATGAAAGAAATGATTATTTATGCTTTTGGAGTTATTAATGCATTAATAGTAGGCGATTTTAAATAGTTGACTTTATAGTAGATAAAACAAACAGTTATCATTATTAATAACAAAATACCATTTTCCACTATTTTAAATTGTGTTAAAAAAACATTGTCATTTAATCTGCCATTATTTGCTCCACCAGAACCCAATAAATTAGTTAGTTCTTGATTTTTAATAGCTATTCTGGCATTTAAAGCTAATAGTGTATTATTATCATCTGATTTCAACAAATTAATATTTGATAAATCAGTACTAATATCATCCAAATGATTGATTAAGTCACTATATTTAGTTTTAAGATTTGTTAGTTGAATATCAAATAATGCCTCGTTTTCTTTTGTAGGATTACATATAAAGTTTTTAAACCGAGTGTAAAGAGGACCGCTACTTGAAATATTGCTCTCATTAATATACAATAATTCTCTATATGATGTTAATTGGGTCAGTTTGGACGGGTTATTATAATAACTAGTAGGACGAGTTCGAATACTAGCCATTACATTTAAATTTCTTTCATTTAAAATGGGTTTTGTGTAATAAGCATATTTATTTTTTGGAGCATAGACTTGCTCGTCTAATGTATATTTAAAACATTTTTGACTCTCGGGAGCATTTGCCGGAACTCTTCTAAATAACATATTATTACAAGTGTCATTAACATTTATTTTGGGACTTGCTCCAAATAAATTGCTAAATATTTGTGCCACCACATCGCCACTTATTATTGAACCTAAATTTGAAGATAGTGGTTTTGGAACATAACAATTGCTAGTACTTATATCTGTTGATGAAGATATATCATTCATTAAAAAAAAATCAGCACTTTTTTTCATAGCTTCCGCTTGACAATCTGCTACACTTGAAGCAATCGATTTATAAAATTGTGAATTTAAAGACAAATCAAAATTTGTAGAAGTCGCTGTAGCTGGTTTACTATAACACCCATTAAATTCATATAAATTAATACTATTAACACTATTAATATTATTAGCAATATCACTATTCATGGTTAATATATATAATATATTAACTTTATTTAATATATTTTACAAATTCTATAAAAGTCTGATTTTATAGCAGTCCGACTATTTCTCTCAATTTTAACAATATCATTTGGCCGAAGTCCAATAACAATTGCAACGGGACTGAAATATGATATGTCGGGAATTTGTGAATTATTTAAGATATTATACTTTTTCATAAAAATCTCTTTTTCATTTTCATTTAATATAGTGTGCTTTGGAACCATGCTGTGTTTTAATATATTAAATTGTAGTCTTTTAATATTTACTAATGAAATATAAATCTTTTCGGTAACCCAAATGTCTTTAATATTTTCTAGTAATGTATCGTTTGGTTCATCTTTAATAACAATCATTAAATCGTCTTTTTTTTCTAATATTGATTCTAAATGAAATAAATCCTCTACAATATCGTAAATATTTTGAGGTTTAATTAATTTTGTCACATAATATTTTACATAAATCTTTTTATTTGTTGCTGCATTTTCCAATAACATATCCAATTGATTATTTTCTGTTAAAATACCAACATCTGTAATACTAAAATTAGAATAATTTGCTACAGCGAATCCACGCTCTTCTAATATTTCTAATAAATTTTTGCGTGAATTATAAATACTAATTATAGTACTGGTCGACATATTATGCTATTAGTATAATAATAATATAATAATTTTATTATTATATCAATTATATTTAAAATATAAAATATAAAATATAAAATATAAAATATTTTATTGTTTTTATTGTCCATCATATTTTATTGTTATACGTCTATTACTGTTATCATCATTTTTTTCTGTATCTACTTTCTCAAGTTCAATATTAGGCTGTGTTAATGAGTTATTTACTTTTAGTTGGTCACTTACTTCCTGTAATTCTGGTTCTTTAATTTGTGGTGTACGCTGTGTTTGCTGTGTTTGCTGTGTTTGCTGTGTTTGCTGTGTTTGCTGTGTTTGCTGTGTATCTGGTTTGTTTGAATTTACTGGAATTGTTATAACATCATCTAACTCAACTTGTGCACCATTATTATCAATACTAATCGGTGTTCTGGATGTTTCTTCATCATCTTCATTATCAATAGCTTCAGCATCTAAATATTTTTGGTATGATTCTTCGGCGTTTTTAATAGATTCAATTGTTACACTACTTAAATTGGAGTTGTCATCGTCATCGTCATCGTCATCGTCATTGTCATCATCGTCATCACCATATTGATTTAAGTCTTTTAGTTTTAATGGTTCTTCTTCTTGTACTATACTTTCTGTGCTTTTGGGTAGTTCTTCGGATCTCAATAATGGTTTTTCATAGCGTTTTACAAATTCTGTCGTCTCTTTACTAGTTAATTGTGTTAATTTTATATTTTCGATTGTTTTAGAATAGTTCATGGAAGTTAATTGGTCTATATTATCTTCTGTAATAATACGCATTTGAATATTCATTACTTGAAGTTCTTGCATCAATAGTTTAAAACTATACGGCACTCGTACAACGCTAAACGATTTACCATATTTGCTGATTACTTGCAAATTCATTGAATTTTCAACTGTCTCACTAAATTTTAATGGACCATCTGCAAATGGACTTATAAATACATTTTTTGACTCATTATAAATAGCAATAGTTCCACTATTATTACATATAGCAATATAATAATCATCACCTCTTTTCAACATTGATTCTTTTAAAAAACTGCTTGCTCCATGTGAAATAATGCTGTCTCGTTCCATTTCACCAATACGAAGACCACCATCATTTGCTCTACCTTGAACTGTTTGACGAGTTAGCGAAGTTCGCGGTCCTTGTGCGCGATAATTTATTTTATCTTTAACCATATGTTTAAGGCGCATNTAAAAACAAGGACCAATAAAAAACTCCATACTTATTTGTTCTCCTGTTTCGCCATTATATAATAATTCATTTCCAGTTGAACTATAACCAATATTTTGCAATAATGATCCAAATATTTCGTGCTTAGGTCCCTTATTTACAAAAGCAGTACAGTCTCCGAATCCACCATAATGTGCACATGCTTTACCCATTAATGTTTCAACCAACTGACCAATAGTCATTCGGCTCGGTAATGCATGTGGATTAATTATTAAGTCTGGTCTTATTCCTTCGCTCGTAAATGGCATATTTTCTTCTGGAATAATTAGTCCCAATGTCCCCTTTTGNCCGCATCTGCTGCAAAATTTATCACCTTGTGCCGGTATTCGTTCTTCGCGTATTCTAATTTTAGCAATTCNAAATCCTTCTTCGCCTTCTGTTATAAATGCTTTGTCTACAAACCCCAANTGACCTTTTTTTGGAGTTATAGATGCATCACTAAAAGTGTTTGGATTTGCCGGATTATTTGTAACTTTTCCTATTACCACTTTTTTATCGTCTAATGGTGTATTTTCTGCAATTAATCCATTACTGTCTAAATGCGAATATTCATAACCTGGCTTTTTTCCAATAACATTTAACGTTTCAATATTTACAAATTTAGAATCTATATTAGTACCTGCTATTTTTGTGCTTTCTTCATATGCTTCNTACATGTTAAAATAAGTAGTATTAAACATTCCTCGTTTAATTGAACCCTCATTAAATAATATTGAATCTTCAACATTATAACCACCATAGCAACCAATAGCAACAATAGCATTTACACCATACGTGTGCTCTTCATTATATATATATTTTAAATAACGACTTTTTACAAGCGGAATTTGGCCATTATTTAAAACAACACCCATTTTATCAATACGATTTTGATAATTTGTATTATATAAACTAACACCTTGCTTACTTTGTCCACAAGAAAATAAATCACGTGGTAGTTGGTTATTTTCAGGAAAAACAATTTGATTACCCATAATTCCTAAAACTAATGATGGGTGTATTTCAATATGAGTAGTAAATTTATTAATATGTTCAACATCCATTGCTATTAATGCAGACTCTGTTTCCGATGTGTCTAAAAAATCAATAATACCACCCTTTTCTACTAACTCATC